GATCACATGGACACCACAATTCATATCAACGTGGCCGATATTCCCCCGGAAGTCGGTGAGAGCTTTGGCCGCGTGACGCTGGCGGGATTCAAAAAATTCATCGCCCAGCCCGGGAACCGTGAGAGGCTGGAAGCCCAAACGGCTGCCCGCAAGGCACGCAAAGAAAGGGAGTGTAAGGAATGACCCGGATTCTGATGATCGTGTACGGCATCACCGCCGAACAGGCAGCAGCTCGTGCCCCGGCGGCGCAGTTTGCTGTGACCTCTGTTATCGCAGCCCTGTTTGTCTGGCTTGACAGCATGGGGAGGTTCGATGATGTAGGCCGCTGGATGGGGCGCAAGCTCCGGGAGGTGCTGGATGCTGTATCCGACTGACGAAGAAGCTGGCTACCCTGAGCCTCCTGTGTGCCCCCTCTGCCACCAGAGGTGCGATACCATCTACCGCACCGATGATGGCACAATCGTTGGCTGCGACCGCTGCTTAGAGGCCGCAGATGCATGGGAAGTCAACGAGTGCTTCCCGGAAAAGGAGTGATTTTTATGAAAGGATTGGTATTTGACACTGAGAATCGGATTCAGCTCAAGGACTTCGGCGAACCGCTGCTGGATAACCTCCAGAAAGAGGTCGGCGGCTACATCAAGGTGGTTCATCCCAGGTATCTGCCGGAAGGCCTCTGCATGGTGGTAGATGATGAGGGATTGCTGAAAGGCTCCCCCGTCAATAACATTGCCAGCATCCTCTATGGCACGCCGGAACACGGTCAGCCCATTGCTGGCAACGCCGTGATTCTCGGCGAGGGCTTTGTGGACGGCGAGCGTGATTTTGTGAGCCTGACCGAGGATGATAAAACCAACCTGATTCTCTTGCTTTTCGCGCTCGGCATCAGCATCAAGGACGAAAGCGAGGCCGAATGATGGATCTGGAAAAATTCTACTTCACCTACGGTTCCGATGATGTCCAGCCGTACTGCGGTGGGTGGACGGAGGTTTGGGCACCCAACTACCAGATGGCGTGTCAGGCATTCCGGGCAGTGCATCCCGACCGCATTCCCAATATCCTGAACTGCTCCAGCGTGTACAGCGCAAGGGAGTTCGAGAAAACCAAGATGTTCGGCCCGGGCGGCAACTTCGGCCTCCGCTGCCGGGAGACCATCACTCTGAACATCGCTGTCAACAAGGCCGAGGAGGGGGTGATTTTTTGAAAGTAAGAGGCAAAAAGCTGACCCGCAAGCAGAAAGAGGCCCTTTCCGCACAGGGCTGGGATTTCCGCCTGTACCTCTGTGTCCGGGATGGCCCGGACTTCATGGAGCTGGTCAACCGCACCACTGGCAAGTACATCATGTTCAAAAAATGAAAGGAGAATGCAACATGGCACAGGATACCGCATTGCAGGTCATTGAACTTCAGCAGTTGCCCATCATTGTCGAGCGGCTTCACAGCGTAAAAGCTGACATCGAGCAGCGCACGGCTGACGCGCTCTCGCTGGTCTGCACAGAGCAGACTTATAAAAGCGTCAAGGATGCTCGCGCACAGCTGACCAAGGAATTCAAGGAATACGAAGCCCAGCGCATTGCTGTCAAGGAAAAAATCCTTGAACCGTATACCGAGTTTGAAAAGGTTTATCGTGAGTGTGTGACGGTGCCGTTCCAGACCGCAGACACAGAACTGAAGCGTAAAATCACGGACGTTACTTCCGGCATCGTGGCGCAGAAGACGGATGTTGTTCAGGAGTATTACAACGAGTTGGTGGCGGCTGCGGGTATTGACTGGATGGATGACTTGACCTACCGGCCGAAAGTCAACATGAGCGACAGCGTCACTGCCCTGAAAAAACAGGCAAAGGCGTTTGTGGATGGCATCGTGTCCGATGTTACTGCAATCGACGCTATGGAAAGTTCTGCGGAGGTCATGGTGGAATACCGGAAGAACCTCGACCTGCCCACAGCGATTAAAGTTGTGGATAACCGTCACAAGGCTCTCGAAGAGCAGCGGCGGATGGAAGAAGAACGCCGTGTCAGGCAGGCAGAACGTGAAACTGCGGCAGAAAAAGTTCGCGCCGCTGCTGCCGCAGCAGCCCAGACGCAGCCTGAACCAGCGCAGGAAATTTCAGTAGACCCGGAAATGCCTGTGCAGCCCGATGTCGAACCGGTCTCGCAGCCC